GCGCACGTGCGGTTGCCCCAGAAGCGGAAGCCGGTGTGGCGGATCAAGGTGGTGACCTGGGCGGCGTTGAGCAGGCCGGCATCGTTGGAGGCATCTTGGACGTCCCAATGGACGTCGCGGGTGAGCGCCGTGACGCCGCCAACCGTGACGTTGGAGATGGTCTTGTGCCAGCCCTGCTGCTCGTCGATGTAGGCGCGCAGGCCCAAAGCGCGGGCGACGGCATCACCGGCGAAGTCGGCCGAGCTGTCCGGCCAGATCAGCATCAGCTCGCGATCACCGAAGTTGTCGCGGTAAAGGATCACCTCGGGGACATCGTCGCCGATCGCGGCGGCATAGACCATGGCGCGCAGCTTCTTTGCCGCCACCACCAGCTCGGCAGTGACTTCCTGCGTATCGAGGCCGGGCGCGCCGAGGATGCGCGGGCGCACGCCAAGGACAGCCTGCGCCGCCAAAAGTGCCTGGATCCCGGTGTAGAGGTTGCCGGTGGTCTCGCCGATGACCAGCTCGTCCTGCGTCGGGTCGCCTACGTCTCCGGTTGCGACAGCAACGCGCACGACGACGACGATCGGGCTGGTCTGGTCGCCGATGGCCTCCAGCGCGGCGCGCAAGGTGCCGCCGGTGCCGGCATTACCCGCCGCCGCGTCCACATCGGTGACCAGCACCGGCGTGTTGAGCGGAAACGCCGCGTCGAGCTTGGTGGTCGGCTCGCCGGCTGCGGCGGTGGCGGTGGCGATAAGGCCGATGACGGCCATGCTCGCATCCCTGATGGTGCGGGCGCCGGTCGCGGTTTCGATGATGGTGATGCCGTGCATGTTCGGCTCCTTCAGGCTGCGAAAGTGGCGGGGAGGGGAATGGAAAGCGTTGTGCGTGCGTTGTGCGCGGGCAGATCGGTGCGGGTTCCGCCGACGGTTATCGTCAGCGAACCATCGGCAGGCGTCCCGGAGAGACCGATGCGCGTGACTTTCAGCCGTGGTTCCCAGCGGCGCAGGGCAACAGCGGTGGCGGCGCGCAGCAGCATCGCGGTGGCGCTGGTAAGGGGCTGGTCGATAAGGTCGAAAAGGAGCGAGCCATAGTCACGCCGCATCGGCCGCGTACCCAGCGGCGTGCCGAGGATGTCGCCGATCGACTGCACAAGGTGCGCGGTGCCGTCGAGGCTCTGGCCGGTGGTGGCGTTCATCCCTTTCATGGTCGGGACGAAAGCGCCAAAGGCGCGCGATACGCCAGAGGGTGGCTAGGTAAGCGGCCTCGTTACCAAGCCGGCTACGTTACCAGCGACGCGCGACGCCTTTTGCGATCAGGTATTCGCCTGCATCCTGTCCCCTGACCGATAGCTTGGCGAGGGTGCGGCCGTAGCGATCCTTGCCGATGCGCTCAATCTGTACAGGGCCGGAGGCGAGAAGGGCGGCCAGACTGTTGCGGCTGCGTACTGCCAGGTCATAATCGCACCATCCGGCCGAGGCACGGCCTCGCCTGGCGCTGGAGGCGCAGCGCGGACTGCCCGGCAATTCGGGCGCGTCGATGTTGGCGATGCGGATCCGCTCGCCTCCACAAGTCCGGATGGTATCGCCATCGTGAACGTTTGCGACACAGAGCGCAGCGGAAGCGAGAAGGGAGAGCATAGCCATGGCGACGGCGTAGCTGGCGTCAAGCGGGGGTGCCAGTCTGGGAAGAGCCGGACTGGACGTTTCCGTGCCGGTGCGTCTGCAGGCTGACACTGCCGGCCTTGATGTCACCGGTCGCATCCAACTTCCCGGCCAGAGTGACATCGCCCTCGATCTTCACCGGGCCGCGAAATACCATGCCGCCCGGAGCGTCGATCAACGCGGTGCCAGCGGCGGGCAGAATGGCCGTGAGCGCGTGGGCGGTAGGGTCGTAGCCGATCACGGCGCCGTCCTCGAACTCGACAAGCTCAGCCACCGTGCTGCCGGAAGCCGGAAACTCATCCGAATAGATGCCAACAAGTGCCACCGCCCCGGCGAGCTGGCCATCCGGGGCCAGGACCACCGCCTGTTCGCCCACGCTGGGTGGCGACCAGGCCCGCGTCTTGCCAGCGCGCATCGCAAGCCAGCGAATCGGCGGCGTCGTCGCCCCGCCGCCCTCGTCATCCGGGTCGCCATAGCGGACCGTGCAAGTGGCGGCCGCAAGATCGACCGTGGCAATGGTGCCGAGGCGGATCAGCTCCGACAGATCGGCGGGGATGTCTTCTTGTTGGCGCATGCGGGCAAAGTCCGACCTTATGGCAAGGCAAGCGCGAGCAGCATCGCGACCACGCGCTGTTTAATCCGCTGATAGCCGCGCCAGTTGGCGTGCAGGCCGTCATTGGTCAGTGCCTTGCCGGTGGAGCCGCCTGTACCGCCGCCTTCTACTTCCCACTTTCCAGAGTTGATACCGTTTTCCATAGCGGCCGCGATGTCTAGCACGGCGTCGACATCGGGAACCATCCGGGCGCGCAGAAGGTCGTTTACGCCAGTCCGGAGGCTGTTGTTCCCCGAAACTGTTTGGGTGGAGCCATCGGCTACGTCATATTCTGTTCCCGATGACAATCCCGAACTGGGGCACATCGTCGCCCAGAGGACTTTACGGCCCGAGGGTGCAAGCCATGTTTTACCCAGCGCCGCCGCCGCCGTGATATCGGCCGAAAGTTGCGCCACAGTGCGGCTGTCGGCGATGTCGTTGATCGACCAGTTGCCCACCATGTGGCTGAAATACGGCATAAGCGCCTGTCGCCGCGTGCTGTTCGGAAGCCACTGATATAGCTTCGCCGAAGGGCAACCGAGATTGAGGTAGGCGAAATGCTCGCCGATGCCCCGGCACAGTTCGCCCAGATTGCCGGTCGCGTCGAAAGTGTCGCCCACGCCCTGCACGCGACTATCGCCGAACGCGTAGAAGCTGGGGCGACGGGTCTGGCCCACGATCAGAACCGGATAGAGGTTGTTTGCGCTGGTCCCGCTCGCGATGGCGCCGCCCGTGGTCTTGTCACTGAACGCGGCAGGCGTGGCGCTTGCCTCGGCGATTTGGTTGATCGCCGCGCTGTTTGATGCCGTGTATTGGAAGAAAGGAATTTGCACCGTCGCTTCGGCGTGCCAGCGAAGCAGGAAGGCCGCGCCGCGCGGGATCGGCGTCGCCAGTTCCAGCGCGTCGGAAAGCGCACTGGTAACGCCGTTGGCAATCGCTCCAGTGTTGGCGGCGCCGGACCACGTGAAGGTCTGCCAATTACCGGTCGCTGGAGTGGCGGCAATCGGATACTGGATTGAGGCCGAAACCGTTAACGTACCGCCGCTGCCCTCCTCGTAAGGTGCATCGTTGCGGTGACGCCAGTTGGCATAGGCCACCTGAAGTTCAGAAATGTCTTCTTGGGCAACGTGGAAGGTCTGCCCGTTGCCGCTCCTGAACCCGGTCGCAATATTGTTCGGGATCACAGACCGCGTTGCCACCTGGCCCAGATACTGGGGCAGGATCGGCAGGCTGGTCCCGCGCGCCCAGCGCGCCAGGGCTTCGCCGACAGCGCCGTCAAAAGCGTTCCGGTCCGCACCGGGCGCGATGTTATCGATCTGAACCTTAGCCATTTATCGCACTCCAAGAAAAACGCCCGAAGGCAGTATGAGGGAGGCGCCGGAAGGCAGGACCAGCGCTCCGTCGGGGACCGTTTCGCGAACAAGGCCCGCTGCAATCAGCGTCGCCAGCACGCCGGAAACTTCGGTAACGTTGGCCAGCGCAGTAGCGACCGCTTCGTCACTGGGGATGCCCGTGCCGCCGATGGCGCCGGAAAATCGCCGTGCCATGGGTCAGGCCTCCGCGATCAGATCGCTGGCCGTGGTGCCGGTTTCCCGGACAAACCTGGCTCGCACGTTGATATAGCTGGCGTCCGGGAGGTTGCGGTAGGTCACGTCCGCTTCACTATGGATCCCTCGCAGCGTCACATCACCGCCGGTGCCCACGTAGATGCCCTTGGGGATGATCGGGAGTTCATCGTTGTCGGATGGGACGATCGGGTAGGGCGCCCGCGACGGATGGCCGAGGCTATCGGCGGAGGAGGCGAACTTGTCGGACACGGCAGGTTCCTTTCAGGGGACGACGGTTGGCGCGGTGGCAGGAATGGCGAGGCCCCGCGATCTCAGCCCGGCGGCGAAGGCATGGGCGCCGGCGGCGTAGACCCAGGCGGCATCGCAGGCGTCGAGGTCGGATTCGCTTGTCGCCACGAGGGCGCCGGCGGCGGCGTCCGAAGAAATGGCGGGATCTCGATCGGCGGCGGCGGGGTCGAAAGACAGGATCGGCTGTCCCGCGTCCCGCAGGCGGTGAGCAGAGACGTAAGCGCGCAGGCCAGCGTTATCCGATGACATGCGATCGACCAGCGTTTGGGCATCGCGGGAAGTTTCCTTTCCTTTGTCGAGCAATCGTGCGCGTTCGACCTTTGCCGCGTTGGCCTGACGTTTCCATTCGGCCATGGCGGCCTTGAAGTTGGCCTTTGTTTCACGGTGTGAGGCCTGTTCCAGTTCCGATCGGCGGTGCCATTGATCCGCGCGGCCTGTCTGCCACCAGGCGAAGGTCAGCGCGGCGGCGAAGGCAACCGGCCATGGATGACGCCCAACGAGTGCGACCGCGCCTGCCACAAGCTTCCTCGCGCTGCCGAGCAACGTGATGGCCGCCGTGATCACAGGCCGACGAGGCAGACCGCCTCTTCCCCCTTTCGCCGGGCAACCAGTCCAGGCAGCACCTTGCCGCCGGCCTGATTCCACCAGGTCAGCGCCGCGCATCCGCCAGCATAGTTACCCGCGTTGAAGCGGTTGCGCGCGGTGGAGCTGCAATATCTTCGCGCGCCAATGTTGTAGGCGAGCGAGGTCGCGGCAAAACGTGGCCCCTCGCGGCGCTTCTCGATCTTCGGATCGGCCGAAAGCGCGAGGCCCGGCGTGCAGGCCATCATTTCCCGGGCGTGCTTCACCAGCTCATCTTCGAGCATCTCCGCGCACTGGCCTTCTGTGAAGCTCTGCCCCGCCCGTAGGGGCTCGCCCTGATAGGTGGTGATGCCGTCGCAGGCTGTCGCGACGCCGACGACGTCGAGATAGACTTTCAGATACTGGCGACCGGAAATGTGCCGCACGCTCAGCTCGCCGGTCGGCGAGATAGTTGCCTCTACCTTGCGGCCGCTTTCCTCGGCGGGAATGAACGCGCCGAGCGCGGCTGCCACACTTATGCCGACGACGCTGGCGAGCGTGACCTTCTTTTTCGTTGCCGGCCTAGCCATCGTCGCGGCTCCCTTTGCTGGTGATGCGGGCGCTGATAGCCGCCGCTGCGATGACCACGCCGACAAGGGGGCGGGTCCAGTCGGGGAGTATGGCCATGACGTTCGTGAAGCCCTGGGGATCGCTGGCGGCCCAGCCACTGACGGCACCTGCAACGACCGCGAGGCGCACGCTCGACCAGCGCCAGCAGTGGCGCCACTCTGCGACCAGGCGCAGTTTGAGACGGTTCAGCATTCGTCCGATTTCCTTCGGTTGATGAACGCCTGCACGGTGTCGGTTTCGTAGATCCGGATGGCGGTCCAAAGGATGGTGAGTACGGAGGCGACGGCAGGCAGCACGCTGATCAAGCTCCCCAGCAAGGCGGTTACGGAGAGTGCGTCGAACAGGTGCTTGATACCGTCCGGCAGGTGGTCGAGCGGCGACTTCACGGGGCAGGCTCTTCGCCGGGGGCATCATCGATCGGGTCTGGCGCGGGCGGCGGGTTGGTGATGACGCCGAGGCCGATCTTGTGGGCGACACCAAGCGCAACCTCATCGACGCGCGCTTTCGTTGCGGTCTTGTCGTAGCTGCCATCGGTCTTGAGCACGGCGTTCACCGTGCGCTCGTGCGTCACATCCCCGCTGGTGAAGGTGACCGGCACAATGCGAGCGGTGCTGTCGTAGGCACCGATCTTGAAGGTAAGGTCGGACATGCGAGTTCCTTTCAGAGGGGGGCTTGAGGCCAGGTAACGGCGGCCAGATCGGTGATGGTTTCGGGCAGATCGCGCAGCGCCTGGCGGTAGACACACCATGCTGTGCGCTGCGTGGCCGACATCGGCACGTCCGCCAATTGTGAGAAGTCCGAAGCAGCGAGGCGTCGATCGCGCTCGGCGCGTAGCAGCGCCAAGCCGTCGTTTCCCGATGGCGCGGGAGGATCGAGCGAGATGGGATTGCCGTTATCGTCCGCCGCAATGCATTGGCCCGCCTCCTGTGCACAGAGCAAGGCGCGGTAGCGTTCGGTGTCGATCGCCTTGGAATCGGCGGGAAAAGCGGCGTGCAGGTCGCTGTCGTAGAAGGCGACCGTCGTGGGACTGAAGTAAATCATGGCTCAAACAGGTCCAACGGCGAAATAGCGACAACCAATGCTGGCCTGGTTGCAGCGGGCGGGAAATGAGGCTCCGGTGATGCCATTGCTCGACCAGGTGGAGATGTCGCTGGCGGTGGTCACGACGGCCATGGTGACGAGAGTGTAAGGCTCCTCCGAGAAGGCGATCGGGAACGTGACCGTGATCGCCTGGCCGGCTATCGCCGGTGATGTCCAGCGGCCCCATTGCAAGACCAGACCATTCGACAGGCGCATGTATCCGCTGGCTGACTTGCTTTCCGCGATGATGCGCAGGTAATCGCTGCCTTGCAGGCCATCGAGCGTGTCAGCGTCCAGGCCGGAGCCAGATCCGTCATTGCCCGCGTCCCACACGACATTGCCCTGGCGGGAAATTGGCATAGCGATGTTGAACGGGCCGGTCTGGCTACCAACGCTCCACACCGCAGCATCGCCGCTTCCGGCGTTGCGATAGAGCGCGATGTTGCCATCTGCCTGGGCAGCGAGCCGCGCAATGACCGATGCAGTCGAATTGAGCGTGAAGGTGACGTTGCCGGAATAGTTTACATCGACCGCCCCGGTAATCGTGCCGCCAGCGCTATTGTAAGGCGTGTATCCCAGGCGCGCAGGAATGTTGGTGTAGAAACTGCCCTGCTGCCCATCGAGCAGATCGGCATCCAGACCCGATCCAGCACCGTCATTGCCCGAGTGCCAGAGTTCGTGCGCAACAGCGCCCATCGACCACCCACCCACTTTCCAGCGGTTGTCCGTGTCGATACCGAAGTAAGCAGCGTAGGCGTTCGGACGTTCGAACGACATGATCGCAGGGCCGGTGCCGTTTCCGATTGCGTGAAGCGCCGAAAGCGAATTCGGGCGGGCCGCGATCGACGCGCTATCGGTGGTACGAAAATTGATCGTCGCGGTAACCGTGTCACCCGCACGATTGATGGGCGTGTATCCCAGGCGCGCAGGAATGTTGGTGTAGAAACTGCCCTGCTGCCCATCGAGCAGATCGGCATCCAGACCCGATCCAGCGCCGTCATTGCCCGCGTCCCAGACAGAATTGTTCTGCCGTGTGATTGGCATGGAGATTTCGAACGGGCCGGCCTGACTTTTGACGCTCCACACCGCAGCGTCGTCAATCCCGCCGTTGCGATAAAGCACCACATTGCCATCGGCCTGGGCTACTAATCGCGCTATAACAGCACCGCTGCTGTTCAACGACAGGCCAACATTGCCGGCATAGTCGAGCGCCAATGGACCTGACATGGTATCGCCGTCGCGTCTGACAGGCTGATAGCCCAAGCGCCCAACGATGTCGGAATAATAGCTGCCCTGCTGCCCGTCGAGCAGATCGGCATCCAGCCCGGAGCCGGCGCCATCGTTCCCGGCATGCCAGACCGTACTCGAATTGAATTGCATGGACGTGTCGGAAATCAAGAGCCGGGCGGCGCCGCCGACCATGAATGTGTGGCTGACGATCGCGCCGTTCGAGGTGCGAAAACCATAGCCCAGGCGTCCCGGCTCGCTGGCGATCCCTACAGCGCCGAACCAGTGATTGCCGTTGGCATCCGCCGCGAGGAAAGTGCGTGCATTGGTGTTCGTGAAACCGGGTACCGTGACAGGGCCGGTGAACGTGTCGCCAGCCTTGTTGGCCGGCGTGAAGCCGAGACGCGCAGGAATGTTGGTGTAATAGCTGCCCTGCTGCCCGTCGAGCAAATCGGCGTCCAGCCCGGAGCCGGCACCGTCATTGCCGGAGTGCCAAAGTTCGTGCGCCACAGCGCCCATCGACCACCCGCCTACTTTCCAGCGGTTGTCCGTGTCGATGCCGAAGTAAGCAGCGTAGGCGTTCGGACGTTCGAACGACATGATCGCCGGGCCGTTGCCGTTTGCGATTGCGTGAAGCGCCGCGGGCGAATTCGGGCGGGCCGCGATCGACGCGCTATCGCCGGTACGAAAATTGATCGTCGCGGTAACCGTGTCGCCGGCGCGGTTGATGGGTGTGTATCCCAGGCGCGCGGGGATGCTCGTATAGTAGCTGCTGTCCTGCCCGTCGAGCAGATCGGCATCGAGGCCGGACCCGGCACCGTCATTGCCGGAGTGCCAAAGTTCGTGCGCCACAGCGCCCATCGACCACCCGCCCACTTTCCAGCGGTTGTCCGTGTCGATACCGAAGTAAGCAGCGTAGGCGTTCGGACGTTCG